CTCTTTCATCTTAAGTAGTTGAGGTATCCCATACGCTGAGCTCTTAGGGTTATCAGCTCTAGGATCCCACTTACTCTCACGCATCCATAGGATCTCTAAGCATCTATATTGCTTAGCATTAAGTAGCTTTATATGTGCGTATAGTTTGTAGTTTTCTTTATCTCTTTGTGTGCTTATAGCTTGAGATGCAGGCATATTGCTAAATAGCAATAGCCCGGCCAAAAGCACCAAACTACGCCTGCGAGCTATCCGCGGTAGCGGCTCGCCTGCGAGTATGGAGCGTAGTCGCCTAGTCAAATACCTGTCAATCTTAAGCGTATGCTTGAGCGTGTCCCACACCTTTTTTACACATGTGGATAAAGCCTGTGTATAACTATGTAGCATCTTTTAGATCCTCCATAAGCACTATGCCCATAACGCCGCATTTAACGCATTGGAGCGACTTAACGTAAGGCGGTAGGTTATCGGTTACGACACGCTCTATATGATCGGTCATTTTGGCACATAGCCGGCACTTAGTTTTATATGTCGCCATAGTTTGACCTCTTTAAGTATTGCATCTCAAATAGATTAGATCGAGGCACCCAATAATTATTCTGATACGGGTGTTTGTATTTAGGCACCTTGGCCATATGTACCGGCATCCATCCCAGTAAAATGTAAACCGGGCTAAAGCCTGTAACTAATATAGCTACATCGTTAGGCCTACCCGGTCCTCTATTTTGTAGGATCAAATGGCCGTTAGTGTGTTTAGTCCATTTAACCTCGATATTTTCGCCCACGTCTGCCGTATCGTGCGCGTTATCAATCTCCGGTATAAAGCCGTAATCGCCAAAATAGTTTGCTACCGCCATCTCTGCGGCAGCCGCCTCGCTTTCTTGCCATACAAGCTCGTGCCAGTTTTTATAGACTTGGCCAAAATTGCTCGCATCTTGCACCTCGGCGTTACGCGTTATCGTGCGCTCTAGTCCTACTCGATGAGCCGTAATCTCCTGCGACCGATCGAGTACGACCTTTACTACGCTCGACATTGTGCACATAGCCATAAAACTACCTCGCCGCTTACATCTCGCACATCAAAGCCGCCTAACGTGGTATGCCACTTAAAGCACTCATCGCATTGTTTAGCAGCTACTACCGTGATCTCGCCGTTATCGTGGATCGTCGTAGCTACGCCGTCTTTGATATAGGTTAGCTCGCTCATAGTTTGAGACCGTCCTCGCATCGTTTACAAAATGCCACGACTAAACCATCCTCGCGTACATAATCGTTAATATGCGTATCGTTATCGCACTTTGAGCAATTTCCGGCACCGCCGTAACCATCAAAGCTATATGTATGCCCATCCGGTGAGCGGTAAATATCTTTAGGGTTAATTGTCATACTTGAGGCTTCCATTTTCCATCCGAGCCAAGCACGTGCCAATATGGGTTACATTGATTAGCTCTTACGCGCTCGGTGCACTTATACGCGGCCCACGGTTTACCCGTTGCCTTAGCCGTACCCTCGGCCCATACCATCGTGCCGTGAGCACATCGAGGAGCCTCAGCTACTAACTCACCGCCGAGGTTTTTACCAATCTCTAAAATGCCACTAGCCATGGTAGCCATATCCTCGATCGAGGCCTTTGTACTCCATGGGTCGGAGTCTGCCGGTAAAGTCTCTACCTTTTGCATATCTTGTACCGTAGGCCGTGCGTGCTCACTTGGCGTTAATAACCCGATTACGCGGCCATAAGCTGAGGTAATCGTATCCTCGATAAACCATTTTTTCATATTGTTTGGATAAGTCGATACGTTGCCGAAAGCATAATCGACAGCGCTAGGCATCATATCCTCATACTCCCGGTATGCCTCGGCTTTTACGAGGATCGTGCCTTTGATGATATCGATGTCCTCGATGTAGGCCACTAATCGCCCGGATGGAAACTCTAATCTAAAGCGCTTAATACGAGCGTTTACGTCCTCGTAGTTATCTAGAAAACCCATTTAGATTAACTCGCTCTCTTTGAGAGCTCTAGCGATAGCGCGGCCACGTACAAAGCCCTCGCCGTGCCCGTGCTTAAAGCCTATTGAGTAACCAATTACCATAAACATAAAACCGATAAAAGCGGCAAAAGCCGCGATTAATATATCTGCACTATTCATATACTTAGCCCTTTGTTAAGGCCGATCAAGCTACCGAGTAGCCCTCTCAGCGTTTGTAGTATCAGTATGAGGGCAAAATGTCAGAATACAAAGCGTATAGACGTTTGGCGTGTCGCTACTTGGCTAAGCGGTCCTCGAGGAGGATCTCGTAAATCTTGTCTACGCGCTGCTCGATACGCTCCACGCGCCCGGCTAGGTTATGGCCGCCGTTGCCGTCCGGTTTTAACTCGGCTAGATAATACTTAACCATATGACGGACGAGCCCAGCTCCTAGCCCCAAAATGGTAAAGCTCCCGAGTGCTATACCAACTACGAGCTGAGCTCTTTCCATTACTTAGACCCTACGCCTAGTTGCTTCTCGCTAGGTTGTAGCGCCTTAAGAAGTGGCCCGATTAGCCCTGCGATAAACGCGTTAGCCAATACTTTGTAATCGGTGATACCTGACATATAAAGCGCGGCAACACTTGCCAAGGATGCACGACCGTAGGACTTAGCTGCGGCTATTGCTTGCTCTTTCATTACTTGCTCCTAAACGCCCTTTAGGGTTTGTCTTACTCTAAACCTAAACTAGCGATTAATGCTTTAGCCTTGCTTGCTGATACCTCTACCTCAAAATGCATATCATCCGGACGGCTCTTAAAATCGCCGCCCCACTTAAGGCCGTACTTTTTAGCTAGAGCTCGTAACATCGGGATCTTTTCAGCCGGGAAAGTACCAGCTTTGCCTAGTGGATGCTTAGTCGCATTTAGATCGATAGCCGTCCCGGAGGAGTGGCACGATAATTTTGTAGGGTTGCCTCGTACCATCCGATAGGCGTAGCCCCAATCGTCAAACGTACCCTCATCGATCGGCTCGATTAGCTCGTGAAACTCCGCAGCAAAGGCGGCCAAGAGAGGCCCAACACTCTCGGCGCACCTTAGCTTACGATCCGTACCCTTTACGGGGTAGGACTTTATTTTTATCTCGGCCGGATCTTTAGAGGCCGGGTAGCCGTTATAGCTTGTTTCCATAATCGGGGTTATCTCGATTTAGGTACGCTTGATAATCGGCGTTGCCCTCGTTAATTGGAATAGATACGGTCACTCCGTTTTCATCGGTGCGATCGATCGTATTTAACTCAGTTTTTACCTCGTATGTATATGCCATTTTATAACTCCGCATCTGCCGTAAATGTAATAGTCGAATTAGAGCCCGCGGTTAATCCAGTAGCTGAAATGTAACCGATTGTATATTCACCGACATCGGCTGCGCTTGCTACAACATCTGCGCCACCTGATCTAATTCGTCCAGCCGTGCCAGTTACCGACGAATAAAGAGTGACGGTAGGACCTACACGCATAGAAACCTTAAATGGAGGAATACCTACGACTAAAGTACTTGATGCGTTAAGTGCGTTAATTGGTGTAGTGCTCGGTGCCGTGCCCGGGTTTTCGCTTTGATTGTTAGTTTTTTGGAAATAACGCTGACACGCAGCTAACTCTAAAGCCTGAGTAGATGTATTAGGACTATATGCGGTTGCACTTGATGCGATCTCAAGTTGCACTCCTGTTACCTCGTAATAATCATTAGCTCCGGCGGTGCCTGTTGGAGTATAAGTAAATGGGAGTGTCAATTCTGTTGCGGTTGCCCCGACGGTCCCGGTAAATTGGAAACGCTGCCAAGTTGTTGTAAGCGTTGCATTAGTAGTAGCAACGGTTACGGCACCGGTCCACGCACCTAAATAATTTTGATCCGTTCCGGTGCCTGAAATCAAGGCACACGTTAAAATATTACTAGCCGCCGAAAAGTTAGCACCTCGACGAGCGTAAAAAGATACCGTAACGGTTTTACCAGCTAAAGGAAGTGAATTAACTGTCTCGATTGGTTGGTTTAGATATTGGATACCCGTAGCAGTATTTCCCGCATTTCTTTGATATCTAGCGCAATACTGAATAAATGGCAGATTAGTCGTATCGCCTGTCACTTGGCGGCTTACTGTTGCCGCACCGCTTGTATTAGATGATCCACCCCATCGATCGGCTACGTAGTTAAAACCTACCTGCTGCGCTGCTATTGAGGTACCACGTTGCCAAACAGAAAAATTAGAATTAAGAATTACGTTTTTACCAGATACGTTTGTCGAGGATCCTGACGCTGCCGATGCCGCTAAATCGTAAGCCGTTTTAACCGCGTTAGCCGTTGCAGCTAGTGTCGTAGATGTACTAGAGATAGAGTCTGAAAGCTGCACCGCTCCGAGGTTTGAGGTAGTACCGCTAAGAATACCGACCGTTACCGTGCCGCTAGTACCTCCACCTGTAAGAGGGCTCGTAACTGTTACGCCCTGAATATCACCGGCTGCATCTGTTACCCATGTAAAGTCCATGTCTGTATTAGATGCCTTGCTTAATACCTGTCCCGTAGTGCCGCCTTTTAGATCTACCAAACTAGCATCGATGGAGTCGCCTAGGGCTTCGATAGCCGTAGCTCCATCTTTTACTAAGTCGGTCGATGTAGGTACCGGCCAATTAAAATTCGGCGTTACTGTTGCCATTATGTCAAACCTCCAAAAGCATTTTCCCAGATGAGTGTAGCGTTTACACCCGTCCAAACTAGGTTAGCCGGGCTAACCGTGTCCCATTGTGGCGCAACGAGTGAGAAATCTGTAGGGCTTAGCGTGAGTGTTATGTCCACAAATTGAGGCGTAGCCCGGATAGCAAAGCCCTCTAAAAAGCCATTAAACGACCCGTTAAACATATTGATCGGTAGATCGTTAATAACAATAGGCTCGCCAAAAAATACATCGATGAGCTTATTACGCTCGGCATCGGGTAGGTCGCCGCTATCTAGTCTAAAGGTAATCGCCTGTAGCTGCTCCCTAGGGATAGCACGTAGCCCTAGCTCACGATCCATTACATCGTTTACATCGCTAAGGTTATGCAGGTTGCTATTGACCGCTCGCTGATAACGCCCGTAGTTAGCGATGGAGTCGGCATCGAGGGCCGTCGCTTGATTGGCATAATTGTTGCCATAGTTAAATACAAGGGAGTTACGGATCTTGCCTATTTGTACGATTGACTTAACGCTAGAGGGAGTAGCGTAATTAGCCGAGAGAGTTGTATACCCGTTAGCTGATAGGTAAGCCGTGCGATGGTCTGCATCGGCGTAGCAAACGCGCCCGGCTTTATCCTCGTAAATTTGTCCTAGTGCACTTTGTGCAATTTGAGCGCACAGGTTATAACTGTTAGCCGGATCGGCTGCCTTACTAATCATCTCGTATAGACCAGGCTGATCGATCTCACCGAGTCCTACGTTTTCTGCATTAGCCCACGTAGTCGTAGGGTCGTAGTTATACCATCGCAAAGCCGGAGCCACCTCAAACCATGAGTTAATTAAAAGCTCGTTAAGTATGTCATATATCTGATCGCCGTCCTGGGTTTTTGGCCACGCATCCGGGAAAAGAGCTTTTGTTAATTTTGCTAACGATCCGACGGCTATGATGCTACCGATCGTTATAAAGCC